GGCGGCAAAGCCCCAGCGCGCATAGGAGAGCGTCACCACATCCCCCACCGTCGCGGCCCAAGCCGACAGTTTCCCTGAGAGCCGCACCGTCATCTGTCGACGCGTGCGTTCAAGTTCGATCTTGGCCAGCCGCTGCGCCATAGACGCCGAGATCGTGAAGGGCAGCGAGATATCGCGCCACCGCCGCTCCCCACCGTCCTCGGCGAGATAGACATCACTCGCATAGGCCGGGAAGTCATCCGGCTGCCAGTCGTTCTCGGGGCTCACAAACTGGCCCCGAACCGCGTTGAAGTTGGACGACATCGTCACGCGCGTCGCCAAGGTGAGACCACCCTCCCGCACATGATCAGACGTCAGCGCCACCGATGGTGCGGCCCAAGCCCCGGCATGGATGCGCCAGGCCCCGCCCGAGAAGGCGCAACGCCCGGCAAAGGACGAGAGCATCCCCTCAATGATGGTCTTTGGAGGCTCAGAAAGCGAGATCACCCCATTGCAGGCATAGCGCGGCTCCGTCCCACCCCCGGCCTTGGCCACCATCTCATCACATATGTTGGCCGCCTCAACGAGGCTCATTCGGTCCACGCCATCTGCCGCCCCGATCTCCGCCCGGATCCCGAACTCAGGGTGCGCCATGTAATCGGCAAGGCACAGCGCGGGGTTTTCTGAGTAGCCATGAGTTTCTGTGCGGGGGTCAAAGATGTCGTCCTTGCCCTCAAGATCCACCGTGATGTTCGGAATGCCGCCCGGGAAAGCATCCTGATCATAGGTGAGCCGCAGCCGGATTGCCGCGCAGCCCCGCAAACGGTGGTTCTCGGTCCATTTGTCAGGCAGTGCGGCCTTAAGACCCGCGAAAGCCGTCTGGTTGGCGGCGCCGAGTTTCTTTTCGACAAGGACCTTTCCGGCCCAGCGTCCCTGCGCCACACCCTGAGCGTTGAGGGCCAACTCGCCTTCAAAGTAAATCGCCCCAATCGATTTGACCCTGTGGGCCGCAAGCACAATCACCAGATCGAGGTATTGGTTTGCGCTCCCCGAGGAATGCAGAAAGACGATGACCCCGCCTTTGCGGGTGCGCCCGTAAACAAGATCGCGCGGCATCACAGGCTCGCGCACCGTGACCGTCCGCGCCTGCAGCGTCATCTGCGGCTTTGGCATGAGCGCTTGGGCCGCATAGGACAGAAGCAGCGTACCCCCGATCCGAATGAGCGCCGCCCCAATGCCACCGGCGGCCAAAACGCCGCCAATCGCCCCCGCGACCGCGGTGACGGCTGTCACAATGAAGGGCATGGGGAGTGTCTCGTCTAAATGGGTCGCGTTCAGATGGGCCAGGCAAGTCGACAAGAGGTGAGCGACGCGAAGGTGAGACCCACGGGTGCGAGACCCACAGCGGTGGCGCCGATCACCACGCCAAAGCCAAGCCCTGTGTCCGTTAGCACAATGTCCCCGCGCTGCGCCAAAAGCGGGGTTGCGCGCGGTTCTCCCAAGAGCGCACGCCCCATATCTTCCACTGAGGCCCAGCCAAGGCGGCGCATCACACGCAGGCCCCCGAGATGCGTTGTGTAGCGCCCGCGCCAGAGGCCCGCGATATCCTCGCCGCCGGTCAGGATCATCCGTGTCTCGAAGGCAAAGGTCGGGCAGTCATGGAGGCCCCAGATGAAGGGTCGCTCGCGGGCGGTGTCGATCACCGATGCAAGCAGGCGTTCCCAGTGTTCAACGCGTGGCATGTCTATCCCCGCCCCCAGGTGATTTCTCGGTCCTGGATCGCTGTGACGTATTCGAACCCGAGATCGCCTGGATAGAGGACCTGCTGGCTTTCATGGGTGTAGCGCCAGGCGCGCGGGACGGTCAGATCGATCAGACGGCTTTCATAGCTGATGGTGATCGTGCAGCTGTCGGCATCATCCTTGATTTCGGGGACATCAAGACGCCCAGAGAAGGCCTGAACCGGATCGGCAATGACACTGCCGTTTTCACCGCGTAGGCCAAGCCAGACCCTTCCCGGAAGCCCCTGGCGCGCTTCTGCGATCGCCATCTGCACGAGGTCGAGCGGCACGCCCGAAAGGGATATGGCCGTGCCGCCTGCCACAACCTCTCCAGTTTCTTCGATCGACCCCAGCCCCAAGAGCGTGCCCGCGCCCGACCATGCTTTGCCGTTCCAGGTGATCTCGCCAAGCCCCGACCAGAGCCGCACCCAGCCTGACGCGAACTGGCCCTCGAAGAAGATGACGGGTCGCAGGCTTTGATCGGCCAGCGCGGTGGCGAAGGCGACGGTGACATCGCGGCTCATTAGAGGGCCTCCCGGGCAGATATCGTGAAGCGGTGCTGGTCCGCCCGGCCGATGATCGAGGGGACCGGTGCCGTCAGCCGCAACGGAACCGACGGGGCATCAAGACCAAGCAGTGTGCCGACTGGGACCGAGGCCCGAAGCGGCGGCACGAAAGCGACCGTGGCCTCACTGCCCAAAGGCGTTACATCCGCCGTCAACTGATAAAGCCGCGTGGTGGCATCTCCGCCCAACTGGAAGAAATCCCCTGCGCGAAGCCCAAGGCCCCAACCTGCCGTGCGCAAGGTGGAGGCTCCCGCCACCTGCTCCTCGGTCACGTAAGGATTGCCCGCCGCCACCGGTACTTCGATCGAGGGATCGGGAAAGAGGAACCGGCCCCGGAGGCCACCAAGCGCAGTGAAGAAGGCCGAGAGCCTCCGGGCCTTGGCGCCTTGTGTTACCGCCATCTCGATTTGGTATTCCCACCACGACGCGCCCCAGTCTTGGATCTGCGAGGTGCCAGTAAAGGGCGAGCGCGCCTCGGCGACCGACGTAACCAGCCGCCGCTCGAGAGAGGACACGAGCGTCAGGGGCAAGACTGGAAGGACCATCTCAGATCACCTGACCTCTGCGCCGCCCATCGGCCACGCTGTCCTTCGCGATGCGGGCGATTTCTGGGATGGCAGCGCGTAGCCGCGCATCGATCTGCTCGGCCACGCCCATCTGCGCCCCGCGAGCGTCGATGTTCACGGTCACGCCGGTGCCAGCGCCGGAGCCCCAGCCATACCCAGCTGCCTCACGACGGTTCAGCACCCGCTCTCCGCGCTGCAGGATGGCGGGAACCTCATCTGGTCGAAGTCCCGCCCAGCCACCTGAATGCAGGCGGGGGGCATCTGCAAATGCGGTGACTGGAACCGCGCGCATCGGCGCGCCCGCACCCACCATGCCGCCCGTGTGCCAGATGCTCGCATTTACCATCGGGTTTGCGGCAGCCGCTGCCCCACCCCCGAAGATCCCACCGGCAAAGACGCCCGAAAGTACGGAAGCAAGTGGGCCCAAGACCGCGTTCTTGAAGGCAAGTGTGGCAAGGTCCGCCAGGATCGAGGAGACCAGCGATTTGAAGTCGAACTTGCCGGTAGTCACAAACTGCCGGAAGGCGCTTTCCGCCGAGGAAAAGGCCGACGTCAGCGTCTCGCCGAGCCCCTTGCCCCAATCCATAGCGCCTTTGGCATAGTCGGCCAGGGATTTTGTGACTTGCGCCCATCCCGTTGCGGCCTCTTCCGCGGCCTTCTTGGCAGCACCACCTGCTCCACCAGCGGCTTGGCCTGCCGCATTAAAGCCATCAGATACAGCGCCCGCCGCCTCAGCAGCGCCAGCCAAAGCGTCCTCGCCTTCCGTACCCGCGCCGATGATTGCTGCCCTGAGCGCCGCCCAAGCTGTCATCGGGCGGGAGGCAGCCTCAGAGAGCATACCAGCCGCCTCGGAATATCCCGCCGCGCGACCGCGTGCCGCCTCCGCCATGCCCCCGAAGAGATCAGGCGCCTCGATGTAGGTCTTGCCCATGGCCGCACGGAAGGCATCAGCCGCCGCCGTGCCTGCGGCCGAGGCTGCGCCCTTGAAGGGATTGGCAATTCCCCCGAGATCGACCGCCTCCAAGGTATCGATCTTCAGCCCAGCTTCACCGGTCGCCCAATCAGGCAGAAGGGCCAGCGCCGCGTTTAGCCCCTCAATGAAGCCATTGATGCGCGTGACCACCGCATTCAGCATCGACTCGACGCCACCGATCAACCCATTCGCCGCCTGATAGGCAAAATCCCCGATCGCCTGCGGCAGCGCGCCCCAGATCGCTTTCACCCCATCAAAAGCACCTTGGAACGA